TTAAAATATCTTCCATTTGATTGTGTAGTACCTACAAATCTATCTCCTTCAACATTATTACCAGGAACTAAACTAGCTGTGGGTACAGAATCTCCATAACTTGAACTCAGATAGTTTGAATAATATAATTCTTGAATAGAACTATATACTAAACGTTGATATTGAGTAGAAGTTTGACCCGTTGTAGGGTCAGTATTAGGATTAAATAAAGTACCTGATAAATTTGTTCCTAAGAACCTATCAATACTAACATCAGATGCATTAAATTCGCTTCCTGTATAAGAAAATGCCTTATTTACCTCGAAGGGAACAACTGTAATGTCTGCTGCTAAAAATTGTTTGTATGCACTCATTCATTTTAGAAATCTAACTTAACCCTAATAAGAGCTTCTTTTGTAAAATCTTTAGGCAATGGTCTTGAAAGTTTAGCTACTGCTAATAATTCGTTATTATCGTTATATAATCCTACAGTTGTAATATAGGTTTGTGGGTTATTAATAAATGAAGGAAATAATACTTCACCTGTTGAACCCGAAATGAATGATGGATTTTCTGAATAATTGTATTCTGAACTTCTAGGTCTTACAAATATAAAATCTGATGTAATTGATTCTTGAGAATTTAAATAAAAATCACCAATTGTTCCAAGTCCAGCCATTGATCTACTAATAGAAGTAAATAAAGAAATATTAGCACTTGTAATTGGGGTTTGTGATCCTGTTGATACTACTACATTATTACCCCAAGCATATGAACCACTATATCCTAAACCAATACCTCCACTAACGGCAAAAGTCGCTAAAGCCATTGGGTTTAATAAAATAGTTCCAGCAGCACAAAATTGAACTGAAGTAACATAATTACTATTATCAGTTAATACAATTGAACCTGAACTACCTGAAAGATTTAATGATAAAGAACCTAAAAATAATGAATCTTTGTATCTTGCTCTTTCCATAGGTAAAGCAAAAAACTCAGATGAAGATACAGCACCAAATATAAATTTAGCATTTTCATCACCTAATACTAAGTCTTGCCATTGTCCCCAAATTGTTCCTGTAGGAGATTTACCATTTACTGCAGTGTTGTATACTAAACTACCACTACCTACTTCATTACCATAAGCAATAGCAAATTGTACGGATTGAGTAGTTGCAGCATCAAAAATATTAATATAATAATTACCTGCTGAACTTGCTACTTGTGTAGAAGAGGTAAATACCGATGTTAACGATGGTGAATTATTTGAGAATAATGTAGATGAAATAGCATCTGTGCTAACTACAAAATCACTTGGGTCTAATCTGTTAAATGACATAGTCTATTTTTTTATGATACTTTTGTTACTGTTACTGGAATTGTTAAGCGAGCACCTGAATCTCTACCTACTACAGTTAATGTAGCTTGTAAAATATTATTTGATCCAAATAATGTGTTTACTGTTGTTGCTCTTAAATTAATTGTAGTACCTACAACTGTTTTAGATACTGAAGTACCTAATGTAGTAGTTTGGTTAGCTACATTTAATGCTGTTACGGATGGTGAATTAACACCTACACCTTCAAATGTTGAAAATAATCTAACATCAGAGATTGTAGCTGTATAACCAGCTGCTTCAAAAGTATTTCCTCCAAAATAATTTAATGTTTGAGGAGTAATTGCTAATGCAGCACCTTGTTTGATTATAATCGAAGTATAACCTAAATCCAAGATTGGCATTTTAGCTGTACCACGTGGTAAAGTTGTAAGTTTATACTTCATTACCTGTGTTGATTGAGGAAACGCCTCTAATAAAGGCATGTTATCAATTGCTTGTCCGTAATAAGCAGAACCTGAAGGGTGGTTTGGATTATACAGAGTATAATCAATTTCATCATCTGCTAAAGCAAATTGAGTGATTCTAAACAAACCATCATTTTGAGCTAACAACTGACGACCTGTATCCGTTAAAATTGCGTCTACTGTTACTACGCTATTATTTAAATATCCCATTTTTTGTGTGTATTTTATTATAAATATGTTAAACTAATCCTTTGTTTGTTAAGTTTTCAATTATTGATGGTAAGTTTTTCCTAAGTAATGGAGAAGGATATTTAGGAAATATAAATCCTGATCCCATTATTGTACCTGGTGTGTTTATTATTATGTTATTTATTGAAGTAACCCATCTTCTAATAGCAAAATAATTAACATTCACAGATGTTGTGTTTAATGGATCTTGTAAAAATAAATGAAATTTTCCAGTAGATTGGTTAAATGAAGAAGTTATAATAGTACTAACTA